AAGAAGATTAGACGCAATAGAAATGTTTTTGGGTAATCAAGGTTTTATTCCATACTACCCATAAAGAATAGGCAGGCTTTTTTGATATTTCGGATAATTTTGGGTCTCTAAGTCCAAAAAGAGAAATAAGACTGTTCAAATCTTTGAGATAAATCTACAAAAAGAAAAATGATGATACAAATACCTATTAAGAAGAGCAAGCGGGGCATCAAGTACCTCGTTATCCATTGTTCAGCCACACCTGAAGGACGCGCGCACAATGCGAAAGACATTGACCTATGGCATCGCCAACGTGGGTTCAATGAGATAGGGTATAATTATGTAATCCTCTTGGACGGCACCATAGAGCAGGGCCGTGATGTGGATAAAATACCCGCCCATGTGGAGGGGCACAACAAGGATAGTATAGGGATCTGTTACATAGGTGGAGTGGATAAGAATACGCTCCAACCCAAAGACACCCGTACACTTTTCCAAAAAGAAGCCCTTATAAAGCTCCTCAAGGAACTCAAGAAGTTGTACCCCGATGCCGTGATACAAGGACACCGAGACTTTGCGGGAGTAAAAAAGGCTTGTCCTTGCTTCAATGCAAAGGAGGAGTACCAAAATATCTAATTGTAAATTGTTAATTATGACAGAAGTAAATGAACTAAAAAAAGAGTATGAAGGCCTACTCACTAAAGTAGGGCAATTGCCACGTACAAGAGAACTATCCCTTGTTATTACCAAGTTGGAAGAGGGTCTTATGTGGCTCGAAAAGTCAATCAAACAACAAGAAATTCCAAAGTAATGTATGAGAAAGATTTTGTATTTACTCTTAGCTCTTCTGCTATTAGGTAGTTGCAGGAGCAAGAAATCAAACCGAACCGAGCACAGAGAAGAGCAAAAGAGCGAAAGAAAGGAGGTAAAAGACAGCGCCACACGAGTAGAAAAAGCCCAAAAGGTAAGCACTTTTGACCTTCAGCAATTCCAATCCTATGAAATCACCCTTGAGAGCGAGAAAGATAGTACAGGAAATGCCAAGGAGTTGGTATATTACCGCATACGAGATGGCGACAGCGAGACCATAAGAGTACGAAACGGAAAGGTTACCCTAAAGTCCATAAATAACATTTCTAAGAGCCTACATCAGGCTGATAGTACTCTTGTTATAAATAATCAGATAAGTCAAAAAAGCGAGGTAAAAAAGCAGGAAGCAAGTCAAAGCAAACAAGTAGAAAAGCAAGTACAGGGCACGCCAATAAGGTATATCTTTTGGATATTAGTTGTTGGAGTATTAGTGTATGTTGCTTGGAGATTAAAACTGTTTCGGTGAAGATTAAATCGCTTTTAAAGCACTTTTAAACACTGCTAAAATAGGAGGATAGGCGGCAGTAAAAAATGTCCTCCGCTTTTTAAATAGTTCCCCAACTAAATTAAAAATATGAACCCGAAAGCCCTACGGAGGACAATATGTCTTCTGTGGGTTTTCGGGTTTGGTTATACATTTAGTTGGGGATTGCAAAAGTACAACTATTTTCTAAATAATCAAAACCATACATGGCAAAATTCAATTATAAAGAACAACACGCTATTATTATCAAAGTAAGTAGCGAACAGGAGCAAAAAGAACTATTCGAGAAACTCCAAAAAATGGGGTTCACTAACCTTAAAGTAGTAAGTGTATAATGGAAATCAAAATCAAACACACTAGCGAAAACTTCAAAACCTTTCGCGCCGAAAAAGTAAAGTCCCTTTTCAATGCTGAAAATGGGCATACGTGGGAACATACGGCCAACCTGCCCATTGAAGACGAGGGGTGGCAAATAGGGCTTATTGTTGGCCCTTCAGGAAGCGGTAAAACCTCCATAGGTAAACAAATATGGGATAGCGGCATTACCAACCTTACCGAGGGTTGGAACCCGAACCTACCTATTATTGAGGATATTGCCCCCAACAAGTCAATGAACGAAGTAACCTCTGCTCTTTCCGCAGTGGGTCTTGGCAATGTACCCGCCTGGTTGCGCCCGTTCAACGTCCTTAGCAATGGTGAACAGTTTCGTGCAGGCCTAGCGCGTCTCATTTGTGACGCTCCTGATAAGGTAATAGTAGACGAATTCACCTCCGTTATAGATCGACAAATAGCCAAGATAGGAGCCTCGGCATTTGCTAAAGCATGGAGGCGTGAGCCTAATAGGCAGATCATTCTGTTATCCTGTCATTATGATATAATCGAATGGCTACAACCCGATTGGGTGTATGATACGAGAGTATCGGAAGTAAAAAAAAAGTCCAAAAACGACCTCCTATTGAACTCCAAATTTGGAAGACAAACGGAAGTTATTGGCAATTTTTTAAAGAGCATTACTATTTAGACCTACCACACCCACCCTGTGCCGAATACTTTGTTGGAACGGTCAATGGCGAACTTGTTTGTCATGTTGCCGTTGCCCCACTATTTACGGCTAATGCGTATCGTGCTACCCGTTTAGTAGTAATGCCCGAATGGCAGGGTGCAGGTGTAGGTACACAATTCCTCAACTTTGTAATGCAGTATCATTTAGAAGGTAATGGACGTTGTAATCGCAAGCTACAAACCTTTTTCCATACTTCACACCCTCAACTATGTAACTATCTGCGCCATTCTAACAAATGGGAACAAACCTCCGCTAAATTACATGGAGATAATAAAGCCCGAAGTCAGGCTTCGTTGGAGAAATCTAAAAAGTCTACTTCAGATAAAAGATTAGTCGGGGCAGGTTATGGAGGGCATTTTAGAGCCGTACAGGCCTTTAAATACTTAGGACAAATAACAGAAAAATCAACAGAAGACAATAATAAAAATGACACAAAAATTTAAAGTATTTATTAGCGGACAAAAGTATTTTGGGCAGGAAATACTATCCCTATGTATCCATAAAGGTTATCAAGTAGTAGGCGTTTGTTGCCCAATAGATGATAAGTACATAGGGCGTTTGGCAAAGCTACACAACATACCTATATTACCGTCGGGAATGCTCTCCTATGACACTATGCCCGCGGATGTAGATTTAGGTATTACCGTCCATTCCTTTGACTATATAGGAAAGCGTACTCGTTACAAAACCCGTTTAGGGTGGATAGGATATCATCCTAGTCTTTTACCCCGACATCGGGGGCGATCGGCCATTGAGTGGGCTATTCGAATGCGTGATATAGTAACAGGGGGGAGCGTGTATTGGCTCAATGCGGGCATAGATAGAGGTGATATATTGTGCCAAGACTGGTGTTGGATATCGCCTAAGCTATACACCAAATCACCCAAAGAGGCCGCCAAAGAACTATGGCAAAAGGAACTATTACCGATGGGCATACGTCTAATGGATAAGGCTCTCACCGAGGTAGCCAGTGGCAAGATCACTAAAATACCCCAACGCAAAGATGTAGACACCTTTGAACCTTGTACCGAGATAAAAGACATCTACAAGCCCGATTTGCTAATGCTATCTGAAAGGGTATAAAAAAACACGGATATGTAACGCACATATCCGTGTTTTTCACTACTTTTGCCCTGCACTATTTTCGCTCAAAAAATGTACTTTTCATTTTGAAAAAATGTACATTTCGTTTTGCCGATTATACTATTACAAATAAGACCTAACAATATTGATATTGTATATAAAATAAAGATTATTATAAAAAAATCTCCACTCTTTTTATCAAAAACTCCTTTTTCAGGGAATTTTATTTTTGATTGGTCTTTGTGCAAGTTTTCATATACCTCCTTTATAGTGTCATAAGAAACTTCTGATATTAGATTTACTCCTGACAAAGAAAATAGGTATATGAAAAAATAGCAAGTGATAAGCATAAGCACACCAAAGAAAAGTGTCCATACAAATCGTTCAAACAAGTTTCCAAAATAAAATTCCTTTGAAAACTCCCTACTATAAAAAGAGTTCCTGAACAATATGCCAGGAACTATAAATATCATAATATAAATAATTGTATTTAGTGCAAGATTTATTTCCATTATCCTACATAACCATTATGGTCATTTCTTTGTTATCACTCAGTGTTATGGTGGTCTCTTTTTTGGAACGATCTTTTTTTAGATCTCTTACTGCCTGTTCAAACTTCTCCTTATCTTCATCTGTCTTAAGCCTTGCTTCTATATCATTATTTGAAAGAGAAGAATTCGCAAAAATAGAGGAAATAAATGGGATAAAGCCCATAGTTATATTTCCTAACTCTTGAAGGTAAAGCGTTAATGTTTTCATTTCAAAAGAATTTTTTCATTACCTAAAAAAGGTAATGATTCATTTCACGCTGCAAAGATACAACTTTTTTTCAAATCGTGTAACATTTGTCACACGATTTATACTATCAAAATGAATCACAAAAATATATACAAAAAACGAAACAAAATGACCCCCGCTGGCGCGAGCTTGCAGCTCGTGCCCCCCTAACCCCTAACCCCTAAAAAAGCCCCCTAATTCACAATTACCTGTTGCCCATTAGGGTTCTTGTCCAAGGTCGTAAGGTTAATATTTGGGAAATTGCCGTATAGGCTCTCGTCCCAGCCGTTCCAATCCCTTATCCGCTCGAATATCTCCAAGGTACGCAATCGCTTAATCGGCATACGAGTGGAGAGGATCGTATAGGCTTCCCGCTTATCCGAGCCGCTCCCGCTGAGGTTCTTTCCCCCTGGGATACCCGCCCCGAGCAAACAAGGATCTACCCCCATCGGGAAAAGTATCTCCGAGTTCCCCGCGCTGGCATCAGGAAGGAAGTTGCCGTCCTTGATCTTGTCATCTATGGGCACCACTTCTATACCGCGTATCAGGTTCCCAGAGCTGTCGCGAAAAAAAGGCGATAGAAAGGAGCGCCCCGCTGCCTTGTTCCCACTCATATGCTCGTCTATCGCCTTGATGGTCTTCTGCCGCTCTTGCTCCTTCTGCACATCGCTCATCTCCTGCCACTCATTGCGGCCAAACTTATGAGAGAAAAAGTCATCAGCCACATAGATAACAAATTTCAAGTTCAGTTGGTTCTCAAACATGTACTTTTTGAATGTCGGCACCGAGAGCACCACATCCACCCAGCCATTAGCAAAGGAGCTATGCCATTTCACCTTCGGGTAATTCTTCTCCGTGGTAAGGGTACGCATTACAGGAACGACAAACTTGTCCACCTTCTTCTCCTTGCAATACGCCTTAAGGCTCTCCACCGAATGCATATCCGAGTAAAAGGGCACTTCCTCTGTTAGCTCCTCGTCCAAGGTACTCCCCCACGAGGTATTGATATACACCTTATCCACATAGCCCTTGTCCTTGGGTACGCCCAACCTACAATGAGCTGCTTGCTGCCGCTTTATGGATACGATCTTGTCCCTATTGGGCGAAAGCAAATACTCCACAAAGGCAATCCCGTAGGTCTCAAAGTCTTCCACTATCTCGGACATGGTAATATCCCAGCGGCAAGCCTTAAAGAACTGGTTCAGCTCAGGGAAAGAGTTACGTGCGCGTTCCTTAGTTACGATTCCTTCTTCTGTCTCCACGTCTTGGTATAAGCGGAAACCCAACCCATAATGAGCCGAGATCAGCACCTCCAACCCTCCTATGGCCGCCCCTGTCTTATTGAGCTTTTCGGTCAACTGCTGCGGGTAAAGGTTATCATCCCCCCACACGGAGTACTTATCCGTATCGGATAAGTCTTTTTTAGCCTTGGGTGCTGTAAGCCCTTTCTTATTATCAAAGAGCACAGCCGCCCCACTCTTAGAGAGTATATACAAATCGTTATCTATCTTTTCCATACTGGTAACTTTTCACTAACAACTAACCACTAACCCCAGACAACTAACCACTAACCCCAGACAACTAACCACTAATCACTAACCACTAACAACTGATCACTGATTTTTTTAATATATCGGATAAGGTCTTGCAGGTTTTTCTCGTTGAACTTATCTCGGTGGCTGCCTTGGCTTTTTTTGTTGCGGAAAGCCTGCACGCTTATACCCATTGCTTTGGCGCAGCCTTTGGCGCCCATATCCAGCGCCTCTATGATCCGCTCTATTTCTTGGGTTATCTCACGAGTATCCATAGCAGTAGTATTACAAAAATTAGGAATAAAAACACTTGTTCAAAGGAGATCTCAACATCTACCTCATACGTTTCTCCTTCTTTGAGAGAAAGAATCCGTTTTAAATGTTTAAAAAAATTGGTCATAATCATTTTTTTTTATACCTTTGCCTTATGGTTTTTAGAAGAGGGCTTGCGCCCCCTTCCTTTCTTAGTGAAAGACAAACCGAATTATTTTCAGAAGGCTGGTTTTCACTTTTACCCGAAGGATCCAGCCTTTTTTGCCTTTCTTGAAACTAAGTCTAAAAACCATAGTTTAAAGAATTTGGTTAAACAAGAAGTCTAAGAACTTCATCCCCGATTCTCAAGGACACTGCAAAGATACATTATTTTTTCATAACCACAAAATAAATCGCCAACTTTTTTCAGTCCCTTTGTGTTAAAGTTTCTATAATTTTTTTTCTTTATCTGAGAGTTCCCATTCAATAACATCATCTACTCTTTTGTCTTCCGTTGCTTTGATTTCTGCTGCTTTGATTTCTGCTGCTTTAATCTCCGCTGCTGCTATATGGGAAGCTAAAAATCCCGATCCAAATATAGCTTTCCCGTGTGGTTTTTGACTTTCTAAGCTTCTACAAAAAGATAAATATTTTTCTTTTATTTTTACACTAACTCCTCTCTCTACAATCCATGCAATACGTGAAACAGTTACTATATTTTTAGGATATTTATATTTTGGGAGGGGTTTTTTATATTTTTTCTGTGCCTCCTCTATCCTTTTCTTTAGTTCTGGTGCTCCTATAATCTTATAATCTCCCATCATATTAGTAACAAAGGAAGTTTTTACCTTAGCTCCATTTTCATAGGTTATATCTGCATATGCAACTATTGCTGTATATTTTTGGTTCGTGCCAAAAAGGGTTAGGTGTGGTGCAAATAAGAAATATTTTACCCCTTTTTCATTGTAAAACCTTATAATTTGTGATATTTTTGAAAAAGGAGGGTTATCTACTACTACTGTTTTTTCTGTATATGTTACTCTTTCATAGTCTCCCCCTGGATAAAAAGGCCTTATTACTTCCAAACCTTCTATATCACATGTTTCTCTTACATAGCTTAGGACTTCTTCATATACATTTGCAGGAGTATAGCAATCATCTGTCGTTTTTTTAGGCTTAAATTTCTCCACAAATGCTTCATAATCTTTACTCATAATACTATTTTTCAAATCATTCAATAAACTACTTCTCTTCCATTAAATGCCACTATAAACAGGATAATAATTTTCTTTATAGTACCATCTGCAAGTTTAATATTTCGTGTTTTGTTATCCCAGTGGTTGGGGTTTTTCTCAAAGTCTTTTTTACCCTTGGGCTGTTGCATTAGGGTAGCATTATGGTATATCAGGAGCTTTCCACCAAACCCATTTTGTTGGTTATACGTACGCACTGCCAAGGAAAAGGGGATCGGCTTTTTCTCTGCATCTAATTTTCGCATTTCCGCCAAAGCGTCCTTTAAAAATATCTTTTCTACCATGCCACAAAGGTCAAAAAACTATCAGGATAAATAAAGGACACGCTCCAAAAGCACAAAAAGCAGGGGTTTTTGTCATTATTTTTATCTTACTCCTTTGTCAATCAAAATATTACCCTCCTAAAAATAAAAATCGCTTTCATTGCGCGCAAAAAAAGCCCATCGCCGCCTTAATCTTTTTTACAATTTGAATTTTAAAAATCGGAGCGAAATATGAATGAACAGACTTGCTTTCCAAAAATCACAAAAAAACCTCTCCAGACGGAGAGGCGTTGATAAATTGGTTTATATATACCTTAAACCGAGCTTATAATATACGAATCGTGGCGATCGTTGTCCATCAGATAAGCATACTTCCACCATATAAGGTAGTCGAAGCAGTCCGATAGGTGCGTTGCGTGTTCCTGTGGAATAGAGGTGGAGCGTTCCGAGCTTTTGTCTTTCTCGAAGGAATCTTCTTTCTGCTTAAGCCCTGCATTCTCCATGGATACGATTAGGTTCGGGCAGTTGTCCTCATTGATACGAACAAAAGGCAGCCCTTTGTTGCTCTCCTCTAAGATTTCGTTAATCAGTCGGAACTTGAGGATATGGCTTGGGTTGTTCGTGTTAGGGGTTTTGTTATACACCTGCCAGCCTGCTGTGCGGAGCATATCCTCCACATCCTGCGCCAATGTCGTCTTGCTGTTGGCTTCGCTCTTAAAGCCTGAGCGATCGTGATAGAGATACACCTTATTGCAGGTAGCCTTATGCGGCTCGTAATAGTCTATGATCTTCTTAATAAGGTCTGAGAGCTTCTGCGGGTTCTTGACAAAGAAATCCTTAATAATACTCAGCGTATGGGTGAGCGTGCTCTCTTGGGCTACCACAGCACAGTTGATACGCCCACCGAAGTCCAATGATATTTCCAAGGGGATACCCTTAATCAAGTCCGTGTCATACGTACAGCTTGGCGTATAGCTTTGGGTAAAGTCATCTAAGAGGTTCGTGGCATACTTGTACTTGTAGTAGTGCTTATCAGCCAATAGCTGCGGATAGAATCCGTCGGCCACCTTGCGCGGGCGTATGTTCATGATCTCCGCATTGAAGAGCATATCCGATACCCGCTGCTCGTACATCTCCTGTATCCAATTAGGCTTGAGGTTCTCCCTATTGACCAAGGCGTTGGCTTTGATAAAGCAGTGTTCTTGTGGCTTTTGCAGGGCCAGCTTCTCCCGATTGGTGAACCACTCACCCGTCTTGGTCAGTGCCACGGAGGAGGTAAATATCGTCGCGTTCAGCAGCGAAGCGCGGTCAAACTCCACTTTCTTAGCTCGATTTGTGGTCAGTACGTTATTGAAGAGCCGATCGTGTTCCAACAGCGCAGCCTCGTCCCCTATGACCATATAGGCGTTAAGTCCGCGCCCTGAGTTGGGATCGTCTAAGGATACCAGCACAAGGATAAACCCATTGGAGAAATGCACCACATTGCTCCACGAGTTGGGCGCTTGGAATGGCATCTCATACCCTAAGCTCTTCCCGCTTCTGCCCACTACATAATCCACCCCCTCATACAGGCCGAACATCTCCAGCCCCTCCTTGGTAGAGGGAAAGGTACGGCTTTTGATCTGCACGAATGTCGCCCCCACCAGCACCCCCGTCGCCCTGGGCATCTGCCTAACCGCTTCCTTGACAAACCAACCCAATATGGTAGATTTGCCCGTACCACGCCCCGCCTCTATACATATATTCTTTATCCGCCCATACCTATTGGCTTCCACCGCTGCCATCTGCATGGGGTTCAGGTATATCTCCTTAACTGGTTTTATTAGCATTCGTCACTCGTCATTAGTCATTAGTCACTGGTTATTGGTCATTGGTCATTTCCTCATAGTCTATATCTTCAGCGGGCAAGTCGTTGAAGTCCACCACGCCTGTACCTATGGCATCGCGTAGCATGCGCATACTCTTGCGGCTCATTTTTATATGGTATTCGTGAGCGGAGATCTTCTCAAAGTTAATCTCTTTCTCCTCCTTGTCAAAGTTGAACAGCGACTTATACGAATCCAGCGCCTTACGCTCCTGCTCTAAGTCGCCCTTCTTGAGTGCCTTTTGGTAGAGTTGCCAATAGCACTCCGCCAAAATCATCCGCTCGGCCTGCACATCTACCTTGTCCAGCTCTCCGAAGATCTGCATTGCCCAATTGTAATCCCTGTAAGCTGTGGATTGGCTGACCTTCATTTCTCGCATGTGTATCTGTATAGCCTGATACTTGGAATATTTGTTGGTCATCCTAAGGGCGTGGATATGCCTCAGCCGCGCCTTGATCTCCTGCTCGGCAGGGGTAAGCTCAATGCTCTCGTCTATATGCGAGGCGGATATACGTGGGTAAGTCCCCTCCTTGTCAAATTTTACTAACTCCATCCTTCTTCTTTATTCTCTAATAGCCGATTCTTGGAACTCCACCACATAGCTGTGTAGGTTCCTCGTACTGTCGTATGATAGCGGCTTCTGCGAAATAGGAATCACCTTCACCCACTCGCCCTGTATCTTTAGAAAGCACTGCTCACTGCGAACCAGCTCCCATAGTACGGCTATCTCCTCGGCAAAGATCCACCCCGTGTTGAGCTTGAAAGTACGCTTTTCCTCGACACGCGCCTTATAGCGCTCACGACTAAGCAGGTGCTCCCCTATCTGATGCTGATATTCCACATGCCCCTCCCATTCGCCTGCAAAGGAGAACCAATCAGGGCATTGGTTCTGATTCTCGAAGATACCCAATATAGGCCTATCATTACTCCCAGGCTTCGGCTCCAAGCTCAATCCCTTATAGGTGATAATACTCGTTGGGGAGTAGCGAATATCGGCCACGCTTCGCAAAAAAGAAAAGTTTCCCACTTCATAATCCTCTCTTACCTCCGTCAATCTTACCCTATCCGATACGATTTTCACCAACTGTTGCGATCTAATGTCTTTCACCAGTGCACTGAGTGACACCATGCTCTCAGGATACGTACTCCTTAGGGTTGCCTGTGTCAGATAGGGATAACACTTAGGCTTCTTCCCAGGCAGATACCGCAACCCCTTAAGCTCATAGCGTGCCTTTTCCTCCCCGTTCAAGCTCCGCTCCACCAGCACCACATCCACTACAGCGGCCTTATACAGGGGATACACCGTTATATCCCGCGTCTCGTTCAGGGTCAAGGAACGCAAGTTGGGGATTCCTTCAAAGAAATCTTGCACCTCTTCCCCTATATCTATTTTTACTTTTTGCTGAAAAAACGCATACTCATAGCGCTGGAGAACCTCTTTCTGCTGTCCATAGCCCGAAAATTGTATCTTCAGTTGCATATCCATATAATCCCCGTCCCCCTTGGCGCGTACCTCCAGCAGATCCTTGTCTTTGCAGAAATAAAGATCCCGCTCCTCCATCTCCAGCTCCTTCTTCACTGATAGATATACAGGTATTACCCGTTCACTCCCCTGGGAGGACTTGATTACGATCTGTTCCCGAAAGCTCCCCGCAGCTAGCTCCTCGGAGGACTTCGTACGGATAGGTATTTTAACCACTTCCCCGCCTTGGTTCTCTATAGCACCAACGGCTATCTTATCCGAACTCGCACTGACCTCAAACTGCAATAGGTTCGGATTTCTGATCTCTATAATCCCCTCCCTATGCTCCTTCTTCTCTTTTACCAGTACAAATGTATAAGACCAGGGCGTTACCTTAAACGCCGCAGGATTCCCCACTACAGTAACCGCTATCTTAAAGGGGAACCTTTCTTCGTCAACAAAAAATCCTCCCTCCTTCTCTATCCGTGTTCCCACTACCAAAGGTACTCCTTCGATAACCCCTGTACGCTTATACGTCTCAGACAGACTAAAATCTAACTTTTCTACCTTATGATTCCTAAAAAGACTCCATAGATCAAATTTCTGCTTTTGCTTTATACGAAACAGCCCTACATCTTGTTCTGTTGCTCTTCCAAAAAGCATAGAATGGGGAGCCCCATAATTGACCGTTATTCCCTTAAAATCATACGACTCATTATTGTGCTCCCATTGTACTGATGTATCCCCTGTAAGAGTCATCTCGAAGGGATCCAAGGTCATTTCAAATACTACCCCTTCTACCCAATTCTTTCTCATAACTTTTCTCTAATCACTAACAACTAACCACTAATCACTTATTAAAATTTGCTTCACCCCAAGGGCAATTTCCTCCCCCCTCTCTTGGGCTATGGCTTCACTCAGGTACGCCACGGCGCCACTCTGTTCCACCACTTGCTCCAAAAACTTCGTCCCCTGCATACCACGCTTGTACAGGTGTGCGCTAAATCGGTAAGAGGTCTCCCGTGGTTTCCTTCTCACGCGCTCCCCGCCTCTTCGCACGCGCCCTGCCTCTATCCCATAGTGTTGGATAAATCCATAACGCTGCATAACAATGGCAATCCCACGCAAGTAAGCCTGCTTGCCTCCTTCCACACGCTGGCTAAATCGCATACGCTCCTTACCACGTGCCTCATTGGACAGCCCCGCCAGCCCTGCCCCTCTTGCAGCCCTACGCAAGGCAGAGGTAATCATCTGCGCCCCTACGCGCCCTATCTCCCGTTCTTTATTCATATTTTTTGTCAGTTTTCAGTTGTTAGTGGTTAATGGGTTGTGGTTTGTTTTTCGTTGTTTACCCCCAAAAACCAAACCACCAACCCCCACCTCC